TTCGTGCTGCTGATTGCCCGAACTCCACCATTGGTAGCCCGTCATCGCTTAACGCTTCTGCGCTTCGCATAAAATACGCTGGGTCAAAGGCGAACTCTTGCACCTGATAAGTGCGATGCAATTCCCGTAGGTGTGCTTCGACATCTGCGACATCTACGCCTTCGAGAGATGGCTGCCAAATCTTTGATCGAACAACAGTCTGGTCGTCTTGAGGCTGAGCGATAACGACACCGATGCTGTCGTGCTTCAATGCCATATCTATCCCGACCCATACAGGCAGATCAGGCACAAGTTGTTTATCTGACACGCATTGTTCCCACGCACCAACAGGCAACCAAGACTCTTGAGAACGCACCCACTGGTTCAATCTCCACCTTCGCATACCCATTTCACTCGTCTGTTTGACAGCAACAGCGAGGTCATCGGGGTCTAGTAAGCCTTCGGCAAGGTTCGGATTCGAGATGCGCCACGCTTTGCGATCATCTATCTGACAGTTTTCAGGTGCTTCCCACCACCAAAAACCAAAAGAATCGTCATCAATTTCGCCCGAACTGACCTGCTTTCCGTACTGATAGAGCCTGCCTGCAAGCGAATCGAGGTCATATCCAGCCGTTGTAATGCTGATTGTTAGTGGTTCTATTCGTGCGCCTGAACCTAAAGTCATCTGGTCATAGAGATCGTGGCTTGCTTGTCCCCATAATTCGTCAAACAACACAAGTGAAGGATTTAATCCTGCTTGCCCTTTGAAATCTGATGACAACACACGAAATACAGAACCGAAGCGAGGCATCTCAATAGCGTCACGATAAATCTTTGCTTCAGTATTAAGCATCGGGCTATTGACGATCTGTTGCTTGGCTTCGTTAAAGATGATTCGTGCCTGCTGCCTGTCGTTCGCTACTGCATACACTTCTGAGCCTGCTTCGCCTGCAATCATTCCGTAAACACCTACAGCAGACAGCATCAAACTCTTGCCTTGCTTACGAGGCAAACCGATAAGCGCACGGCGATAACGCAACCTGCCCGAAATATCATCACGCTCATAAAGCGAACGCAACAACCACTTCTGCCAAGTAGTGAACTGCAAAGGCTGACCTGCCCGAAAACCTTTCAACACATTAAAATAGTTTTCAGCAAAGTTAATTATCTCATCGCCATCGGTTGAACGATTCTTGCGCTGCGTATAAAACGCAGGTTTCCACTTATCGGCTGGCTGAACGCTTTTCGGCAATACGCTTTGCAAGGTCGCTGAAGTCGTGCTGTGTTGTTTCACCTGTTCCTAATAAACCTCTCTCAGACGGGCTAAATCCTACCTGTCCCAACAGTGTAATGATTTGACGATCTACTTCACGAAGCGCACGGCGTTCACGCCACAGGCTCTGATTCTCTTTCAACATATATCTCAACCGTGTTCGTTCCTCAGTTGCCTCACACAACATCAAAACAAGTTCCGTGTCCATATTCTGTTTAAGCCAACTAGCACCAGAAGTCCACACCTGATTCCAAAGATTCATTCCCTGCTTACCCAATGGGCGTGTCGGCTCAGGGATATGACTCGAAGTAATCGTTGTTATATCAGCCATAGGAACAACCTCAGGCAACTTACGCCCCGAAGGATTACCGATGCGGCGTTTGCGTTCAACAGGTTTCCTGTTGTGTCCTCCGCTACCTTTGCCACCCATAAGTTTCAAGCCTCGTATCGAATCGAATACAAAGTATGCCACAAACCTTTTCCAAAAAACTAGTTTTGCTGACGATGCGCACGGATAGAGGGCACAGGGGTAACCTACAAAGCCTTATAGAAAAAATCGCATTTGTTTTTGCGTGTTCAGTTTGAAGTGATTGGTTTGTTTTGTCGGCGTGAGTTGCAAGATCGGTGTGCTGCTGCGAGTGGGCTGTTGGGGTCTGCTGGTATTAGGTGGTCTGCTGTGAATGGGTCGTTAGGTTTCTTGCCTTCGCCACATATCCAGCAGGCGATAGCGGTGTCTCTGATCTGTTTGGCTCGCTTTCGATAGTCGCCTTTGTAGTGGAGGCGTTCAGGTTTTGGGTGTTGCTTGTTCCATAAGGTTTGACAGTTAGTGCAGCGTGTGGCGTTAGTTGTAAGGGTTCTACAGTTCAGGCACGGTCTGGGGATTGCCATTAGTTCTTTTCTATTATCCAGCCTGCGAACTCTCCGAAGCGAAAGAATTGTTCTGCTATCTCTGGTAGTTCATTTGTTTGTAGTGGTCTTTGTATCCCTGCTAGAGATAATTCTTTAGCAATTATTTGTTCGGGGCTAACTCCCGTTGCTACTTTGCCTGCAAGGGTTAGCCTGCGGTTGATCGTGCCTATGTAGTTTGCTTTGGCTTCAATCTTGTCCACGATTATTATTGCGCCACCTTTACGGCATTTTGTTAATAGTTGCAGGATTAGGTTTTGTCTTTGTTCCATTGTGAGGAACATTAAGACGAGGAATATGGTTGCTACATCAAAGGGTTGGTAGTCGTAGGTTGTGCAGTCTGCGATCTCTAGTTTGCCTTGTGCTTCGAAGTGTTCTGCCATCTCTGGGGCGTTCTCTATAGAGATAAGTTGTGCTTTGCGAGCCGTTAAGGATTCGTCTAAAAGTTTGCCGATATTGCCTGTTGATGCGCCTATGTCGTACATAAGCCCGTTCTCTGGCAGGTAGTGGCGAACCGTGTGCGCTACCGCACCGCTAACTAGGTCGTACCACGGCAAGGATTCTCGAACATGGGTGTCAAACTCTTTGGCTACGCCTTTGTTTTTGAATGTCCAGTCTGTAGGTATTTTCATTGTTTAAGCAGGATTTCTTTGTGTATTGTTTCCGCTATTGCTTTCATCATTAGTGGTGGTACTGCTCGCCCGATTCTTTCGTAGCGTTGCTGAAATCTTCCTGTTAATTGAAAGTCGGCAGGGAATGAAGATAGTAAGCGAAGTTCTTTCAGGTTTAGTTTACGAGGATACTGAGGGTGTGTAACCGCAGCACCTCCGATAGAAGTGCCTCCAGTAGCCGTCAATGTTGGTATCGGTTTGTTCAAGGCAGGTCTGACTAATGAAAAATACTTTTTTGACGACTCACCTAAACCTAATTTCTTCCACTCGTTATAAGTAGCGTATTTGATAATGCTTATGTCTTGACCTGTTTCTTCATCAATCAAAGATGAGTCGTTACCGATAGCGTCTGAAACATTGAACCTGTACTTAAACGGTTTAGGGAAGATAGGCGGAAGGTTTAGATCGTTGCGAACACCTACAAAAATTGTGCGCTGTCTCGCTTGAGGAACGCCTAAATATGAAGCGTCTAGAACTCGTGCTTCAACTTCGTAGCCGCATTTTTTTAGTCGGCTTAAAATAAGTTTGAAATAGCCTTTTGCGCTTCCTGTCACTAAGCCTTTAACATTTTCGGCAACGAAAACTTTTGGTTGTATCTCATCAACGAGTCGTGCGAACTCAAAGAATAAATCATCTGACCGTTGTTCGGTGTCCGAATATGTTTTGACTTCGCCCCAGCCTTCGTGACGCTTTCCAGCGGTAGAGAACGAGGCGCAAGGCGGTGAGCCCTCTAAGACATCTATCTGGTCTGTTCCTGCGATCTCAAAAACATCTGATGCTTTCAAATCTCTTATATCTCTACCGTCAATAGGTGTTCCTGAATGGTTCAAAATGTAAGTGTTTCGGGCTTCTTCGACGAACTCGGAAGCACCAACTATTTTGAAACCTGCCATTTCAAAACCTAAACAAGAGCCACCGCAACCTGAAAATAGTGAGAAAACATTAAACCCGTTCGTACCTTTGACCTGTTCAATTTGTTTCATTGATGGCACAAAGTAGTCAGGTTTACGCATAACGATTATTTTTGTTTGCCACTCCACTCGTAACCGCACTTAGGGCATTTATGTTCGGTGTCAATTGTTTCGTCATACTTTTCAAACTCGGACAAATCTAAAGGTTCATTGTCTATTTGCAGGTCATCAATGTCTGCTAAGTCAAATAAACTTCCTTCTAACCCTTCGTCAGATTTGCTTAGTTCTTTCAATAATTCTTCTAATGAACCTGTGTCATACATCGCTAGATCGTTCGCTCTGTTGTCTGCAAGCAAGATGCGTAACGCTTCGTCATCGTCTTTGGTTTCTATGAAGCCTGCACTAATTTCTGACCAACCGAGACTCTTTGCTGCTTTCCAAGTGTGATTACCTGCGAGGATTCGATTAGTTCGCCGATCAACCACGATAGGTCGGTATTGCCCGTGTGCTTTAAGCGACTCTGAGATTGCGCCGATATCGCCCTGTCGCACATTCTTAGGGTGGGTTTGAACCGAATCTATATCTACGATTGTGTGTTCGATTTTGCGTTGTTCCATCTCAATCCTCGTTCATCTCATAGTTGGCGTAACTCATTGTTATCAACTTGCCATCAGAGGTTACACCAATCCAAGTCGGCGCATCGCTGTCACATAAACAGCCGACTGTTCTTCTTGGCTCTGGCTCAAAAGCGTGACCGCAGTTGAGGCACTTAACTTTCATCTGATTACAGTTCTGCGCCTTGAGACATAGCGATTCGCATGCGATCAACCATCTGCTTAAACATCGCCAACTCTTGAACTGCTTTAGCGTAAGCCTCGCTTAAAGTCTCTTTTTCAGCCTTCAACAAGTCTCGATCTTCTCGCATACGGTCAAGAGCAACCTGCATATCATCGGTACGAGCCTGCCAGTGTTGCAGTTCGGCGTTCAAACTTTCGCTCATTTTTTAGTTCTCCGTTTCTTGATCTCTGCTTCTAATGCTTCAACTGTCGCTATCAGTTCTTCTGCTTCCATCTGACCAACACTTAGCCTTCGCAAAAATGCTACAG